AGACGGTCCCGAAGCGACGATCGCCGCACACTGTCCTCGCCAGTTCGGCCACCAGTCGAATGTCGCCGGTCCCTGTCGTGCAGCGGTATTATCCGGCGGTCCGCTCACGCATCATGTTTCCATGAGCCTGATCGTCCAGAAGTCAGACGACAATCCGGAGTCTGTGAGGTAGGCATACGGCATGCTGAAGTAGCCAGCCATGCCCCATCCGGCGCCCCACGAGTTTCTGACGATGAACCGGCGCTGGCTTTCGTCGTAGCCGACAGCCATGACGGCGTGACCGCCAAGAAGCCTCTCACCATGCTGCGGCATCGGCACGACACCGGTATCTGCAACCTGCTGGCTCTCGAAGCTGTCGTAGACGGAGAACCCGAATACGAACGGAAAGCCCGACGCGAGGCACCCCTTCATCTGCGACAACGAGCGCTGGACACGCGCATATCGCAGCGCCTGTTCCAGCAGTGCCTCGGTCCAGACGTTGGCCGGAGGCCGAACAGTAAACTTGGCGATGTCGTACGGCCAGTCGGTCTCTGGCGGAGCACCGTATTTGGCGACTGCCTTGATGCCGTCGCGCAGCATAGCGCCGGAGTCGTAGCCGATCGCCCCTTCGATCATGCGTTCGACATAGTAGATGAACAGCCGGGACGGGACGATGTCGTGAGATTTCTGCATGCGCCAGAGAAACTGAACGTTTCCGCCAACGGCATTGGCTGTGCAGCTTCCCAAATCGCCCTGGTCGTAGACCGGCGGGCACAACGGCCGCATGTCGACCGAGAGGGGCAATGTCTGCAACGATTCGAATGGCGCGGCATAGAGGAGATCGCGTCCATCGGGAAGATCGGGAAGCCAGCCGTACTTGGCATGACGACGGTGTTGAACTGAATGAGACATGATGAAGAACGACTCCTAGCGACGTGAATAATCCTGCGTTCTGTCCAAGCCATCCTTGCCTGGCGCGCCATCCTTGCCGGACTTACCCACCGGCCCTTCTTTGCCGTCACGCCCGCGCTTCACCGCCATCCGCCAATCTGATTTCGGCTGTTCGGGCTTTGTCGTGGTGTCCGCCTGCGCTATGAAGAACGATCCGCCGAAGGTCACGCCGTCGCCACGTTCGTATGCGGTGCCTTCGTGATACACGCCGCGATCGAGCACGTGGCCCAGTTTGAACACCCACTGCTTCGCGTTTTCACCACGCTCGAATTGAAAGGTCAGAGTTCGCTCACCATCGAACCTGATGTCCATGTCGTCGAAACCGAGACCGTCACGGCCGTTGGCTCCGTCCTTGCCGTTGATGCCATCGGTCCCGTCACGACCCTTTTCACCCTGAACGCCTGGCAACCCGTCCCGTCCGTCGCGGCCGGGCGGCGCGGGCGGAAGTGCTGCAACCGCGCGACCAACCTCTGTGGTGATGAGAGGCGCGACATCGTCGAGGCCGATACTGCGGCCATCGACACCAGACTCACCTCGCTCGCCTCGCTCACCTTGTGGTGCCGGCGGCAGTGCGGCAACCGCACGCTCGACTTCCGCCACGACAAGAGGCGCGACATCCGCAAGTTCAACAGACCGGCCATCAGCACCGGCCTCTCCCCGCTCGCCAGGTGGCGCTGGGGGTATCTCGGCGACTGCTCGCGCTACCTCTGTAGCCACCAGAGGCGCGATGTCCTCCAGCCCTACGCTACGCCCATCCTCGCCGCGCTCGCCTTGTGGTGCTGGCGGGAGTGCGGCAACCGCGCGCTCGACCTCCGCAGTGATGAGCGGCGCAACGTCCGTCAGTTCTACACTGTGACCGTCTTTGCCGGCGGGCGCCGGCGGAATCAGATCGACCGCGCGCTCGACCTCGGCAGCGACCAGCGGCATTACATCAGTGATGTCTACGCTGCGCCCGTCTGCTCCATCCTTCCCATTGGCCCCTGCTGGTCCTACTGGGGCTGGTGGAAGCTCTGCGACGGCGCGCGCCACTTCGGTAGCGACCAGAGGAACAACGTCCTCCAGCGCCACACTGCGCCCGTCCTGCCCGTCCCTGCCGGGTTCGCCCGCAGGTGCCGGTGGTATCTCGGCGACCGCACGCTGAACCTCGTCGCGAACAAGAGGCACGACATCGGCGAGTTCGACGCTGCGGCCGTCCTTGCCCGGCTCGCCGGGTGCGCCTGGCAGGGGCGACGGGATCGCGGCAACAGCGTGGGCGACTTCAGCGACAACGACCGGGACCAGATCCTCGACCCGAACGCTGTGACCGTCCCGACCGTCTCGGCCGTCGATACCGCGTTCGCCTCGATCGCCCTTGATCGGTGCGCGTGTCTCCAACTCCGCAATGCGGAGGTGGAACGCCGACAACGCCTTGTCGACGTACGACTTAACTGCGGAAAATCCGCTGTCGATAACCTTCGAGACATCGAGCATCACGCAGCCTTCAGGAAAGGCCCACTGAATTTCTGTTCGATTTCCAGAATGGCCCGCGCAGTGTCATTCGCTGTGTCGGGAGGCGGCGCATCGGGAGGTGCAGGTGGATCGGAACCACCGTCCGCTGCTGGTGGCGGCAATGCAGGCGGCGTATTCGGCGCAAACGGATTGTCCTGCGCATCACGCTTGGCGAGAGCCTGGAGGCTAAAATTCTGCTGCTGGGCATAAACCTGATCACCGCCGGGAACCGGTGACAGATCGAACTTCGCACGCGCCTCATCAGGCTTCATGATTGCGCGCTGCACGGCCTCGCCATACGTCTTCACCTTCGTCGCCGTGTCCATGCGCAGCAGATCATCAAGATCGAACTCGGTGCCGTAAATTTTGCCTGGCACGTCATAGAGACCGAGGCCGCTATCGAGACAGGCTTCCAGCGATTCAATCAGCCCTTGCAGACACTGCGAATAATACTGCTGGTTCAGCGCTTCGATGTTGTTGTAGGACGGCGGATCGCCGACACCGATCATGTAGGCCGGCACGTGAAAGGTGCTGCACACCTGCTCGGCCGTCCACTTCAACTGCTCGATCAACTGGGCGTCGATAGCGTTGACGCTCATCGCCTCATATTTGAGACCGTCGCCCAGCACGGCCACCTTGCCGACATTCTGCCCACTGAAGTTCTGGTCCCAATACTCCTTCAGCCGTGCGGCGGTGTCCTTCTGGATCGTGCCCGGTGCGGTCAGGATGCCGCCTGGATTCGATCCGTTCTGGAAGAACTTCGTCGAGTTTTGCTGAATGGCAAGTTGCTGCATCGCCGCCATGCCGCAGGCGAAGATCGGCGACACACCGCACAGCGGATGGTAGAGCGGCACCATCGTGTCGTGAATGATCTCGCTCGCCGGGACAGTGACCGTGTCGTCCTCGACACCGCTCAGATTGTCCCGCTGAAGCGCGTAGAACACACTCCCGTCCGGCGCGACCAGCGCCTTGGTGCGTAGCGGATCGAGCACGTACATCGCCGCGACGACACCGCGCTGGTCACGTTCGAGCAGGACGTAGGCGTTGCCGTGAACGAGCTTGGAGAGAATCCACTGCTCGATGAACTTGTTGCGGTTCTGGTAGCGGTTCGGCTTGCGCAGGACCGGCGAGAAGGCCGCCGCGGTGGTCTCGGACCAGATGCCCGTCACTGGATCCTTCTGGACGAGTTTCAGGCCGATCTTGGCGAGGTCCGATGCGATGAGAGTGACACAGGCATAGACCGCCGCATTGGACAGCACGGTCTCGTTGCGGATCGTCATATTGCGCTGCCAGGCGCCACTGAACGACTCACGGATGACCGGCCACCAACCGCCGCGGCTGTCTGGGTTCTCCAGCGCCGGCTGCGACTTGGTTGTCCTCGTCACCTCTAGGCCCAGGATCTTCACCCCTGATCAGTCCCGCGCCCGCATGTCGCGCCGGGCGTAGCGCTCCGCTTCTTCCTTCTCGATCGCTGCCTCGTCTTCCGGCGTCACGGGCGGCGGTATCCACGCACGCCTGGTAGGAGCGCGTGGGGCGCTGACCACCGGAGCGGGTGGTGGAGGCGGTGGTGTCGGCGACAAGGGGTTCGGTGCCGGTGGATCGAACACAGCCTCGCGCTTCGCTGGCGGCGCGTCGACCGCCAAGGTCGCCGATGCGTTCTTCGCTTCGGTCATCAGCCGAACATC